TCAACTCCCACGCAAATGACCGCCGCTCCTTCTATAAATCCTAAATCTCAATCGGCTATTAATAGAGAAGGTATACCAGAACATACTAAAAATTCTAGCCCAGATTGGGCCCACGAAATAGCAGGATTAGCGCCTAGATTTGCTACGCGTTATTCACAAATCTCATAAAAAAGGAGCCCGAAGGCTCCTTAATCTCAATTACCTTTTGCAAGCTTATTAAAAAACTCCAAAGATTCATCGTCATCGTCTTCCATAGCCTGGATCTTTGGCTCCGGAGCCGACTTCTGCTTTGGTGGAGCTTCTGTACGTGCCCAAGGAATATCTTCCTCTTCCGCGCGAGCAACAGTCGACGCGGCTTCATTGAGAACCTTCGACAATTTAGCCTTGAGTTCATCATAGCTCTTGAAATTTTTGTGATCAAGAAATTCTTGTAGCGAATGTTCTGACTTCCAAACCTTTTCAAGTTCTTCGTCATCATCAAGCAATGGCTTAACCTTGTCAAATTCTGACTTATCATAATTACGATAGCCTTCAACCTGACGAATCTTAAGCTTGAAGTTTGCGCCAGCCCAAAGATCAAATGGGTTAACTGCATCTTCATCTTCAAACTGAGGATTCATAGCTTCGTTGAGCTTATCAAAAATCTTCTTGCCATACTTGAACAAGAAAACCTTGCCTTCATTGGCGGGATTACCTGAATCTGTTACGACGTAAATATTTGAAATGAAATGTAAACGACGCTTCTGTTTACGAGCAATTTCCTTATTAGCTTCAATACCGCTGTTCCAAAGCTTGGTATTATACTCAGAAACTGGATCATCCTTACCAATTGTGGTTAGTGAGTTTTCGATGTACCAACCGCCCGGTCCTTGAAATCCGTGATCGAAAAGACGAACAAAAGGAACATCTTCATTAGCGGGAGGAGGAAGGAAACGAATAACGGCATAACCGTTACCAGCCTTATCTACTGTTGGCGACCACAAACGATCATCGCCCTTTTTACCTTCTTGTCCACCAGAAATCTTTGAAAGTTCTGCGTTAAGTGCTTCGAGAGACTTCTTACCAGACATCGACTTAAGTTTTTTAAAATCTACCATATATATTCTCCGTATGTTTTGTATAGCAATGTATGTTTTGCATTGGACCACGTATAGCGTCCAACATTATTTAGTATAACCTATTCAATGAAAAAGTCAACTATCAATTTTTTGATCTTTTCTTTATCAACATTAATAAAAGGAGTATATTTCTCCACTCTGGTTCGTAGATTATCCCAAACCAAATCGTATTGCATTTTAGTATCCCAATGCTTTTTAGCGCCAGTGATATCTAAAAGCAAACATAAAGTTTCTAGGGAAATTTCTTTTCCTAGATATTTCTTTAATAAAATCGGATGTTCATTATCACGACAAATAAAGTTATCGTTGAAATTGTCGTCTAATTTTGACAAATCTTGTTTGAAAACGTAAGATAAGGACTGCTGTCGTTTCAGCCAGTCCTTATAATTATTCTCAGCTTCTTCTGAATATGCTAATTCTTTGATCCAGGTTTTCTCGTTAATTGAAAAATTGGCGACCAAAAAGTTCTTTACGTCCGGATGTTTCGCTAGCTTTTGAAAAAACAGTTTATCTTTTCTTGCTTCAAACGTTGATTGATTTACTCTAGCCTTACCATTGTACTTAAAATAATTATAGGATGTTTTGGTAAAATGATTTTTAAGAGCCAGATATTCTTTATACGCTTCTATTGCTGTGGTCATACAACAATCTTGTCTAATTGTTCGCTGAAAAATTTCTTGAGAACTTTATTAAAAGCATCTGGTGGAAGAGAAAGCCAATCGTAATATAGATTTTCTATTTCGCTTACGGATTCGCCTTCTTTGATCACATATCCTTTATCCTCGAGATAATCAATCAAATCTTCTTCGGCGATATCATCAAGGACAACATCAACTACAGTTTCAACATAAGCTTTTACGCTCATCTTTTTTTCCTCTCATATGTTCAACAAATTTTAAATATAATCCCATTTCCATACCATGGGCTTCTATTTCCCAAGGTTGAAACCAGTATTCTACTTCATCATGAATGAATACTTCGCCCTTCCATTTTGATTTGTTTGATATTAGATAATCTTTAAGCTCGCCTTTCGCGTATTGTTTGACGTGAACCATTTCGTGAGCAAGGGTCTTAAGCATAAGTTTTCTATTAAGAACAGGCGATATTACTATCGTAAATTCTCTAGATCGGTGATTATTATCGTCCCAACCACAATACGCAAAATCTTTAGATTTGATTATAGTTTCGTCAAATTTTAATTTTATTGATACTTTATTATATAAATTTTCGCCTAAAAGAAATTTACCATAAAACTTCACAGCTTCTTTGCAAAGTTTTAATTGTATTTTGGATGGTTTCCCTATAGTTCTGAGATACATGGTACTCTCCCTATTTGATTCCATCTTATATTTATCAAATAGGAAGGCGTGCCGATCTTTTAAGTATGTTAAGGACTTCCGCTTCAGCTTGAATTTTTGATTTCATCGTTGGATCTTTACGTATCCAATACGCTGCTGTTTCAACTTCGAGATTGTTTTTTTCACACCAAAGCACAACAGCGTCTATGTATTCTATGTTTTTAGTTCGACATAACTTTTCTATATCTTCTATAAAAGAATTACTATTCGCTAATGCTTCCATTAATATCATACCCTTAAAAATTGGTGCTTCTGCTTGGATTCGAACCAAGACTCCTCGCTAATCTGGCGATACGGACTTATAAGGACCGGGTGCTGACCGTTACACTACAGAAGCAAAATGGCGGCCCCTGAAGGATTCGAACCCTCGACGCCCGGAGTAGAAATCCGGTGCTCTGTCCAGCTGAGCTAAGGAGCCATGAAAAGATGGCAGGATTCTGTTTCCAAGTTCCTGCCGGACTCATGTTACGCCGCTAGGGCGAAACCAGATGCATTGTTATCGTTTGCATTTAACGTTTTTACTTAGTCTACTCGTAACCTTGACATACCTTGTCGAACCTATTCTGGCCCATCAAAGATACACCTAATCCCTCATCTTCTAAGGAGTCTCTTTCGAGTCGGTCCCGGTGTATCTGTGGTGGACCAGGTGGGATTCGCACCCACGTCCAAAGCATCTATTCTTTACGCCTCAACGACCAAGCAACATATTTATATTACCCTATTCTGCTGAAAAGGTCAAGTGATTTTTAGCAGAATAGTATTTTCGTTTATACGATAAGCCAAAGAAGCTTCTTTCTTCAACTCATCCATAAGCTTACGCAATACGATCTTACCACCTTCCAAAACCTTCTTAATGTATTCTTCTGGCTTGCGACCAGTACGTTTGGTTACGGAGTTGTTTTCATCGTACCCCAAAACGCTCGTACCCTTGATTTGTAGACCACCGCGATCAAGAGCTCTTAGTACGGTCAACGTCTTATATTTGGTGTTGAACGTCCAAAGTTCTTGAGCGCCAATAATCTTTTCTGGATTGACCGAAGCGATCTTGAACTCTTTATCTTCCTTTTGATACTTAAGGTTCTTGAGCTTCTTCTCGACCGAAACAGCGCGAGGCTTACGTGGTTTACGCGTCTTTTTAGTCACAGCGCCATAACGTTCGGCGTCCTCGATCAACGAGTTAAAGAACAAAACTCGTTCCTTGAGTTGTTTCTTAGAAAGATAACGATAAGCCTCTTTAAGTTGATTATCGTTGCCTTCGAGAGCCTCAAGCAACTCGTCGAGCCATGGTGTATACTTCTCTACAATCATAGAAGCGTAAACAGCGGGAATATATTTCGACTTCATCCAATCGTAAAGCGAAAACTTAACGTCAGAATCAATCATTTCCTCGATATCGCCGATAATGTCAGAAGCTTTGTCCTGAATACGCTCTTTAACCGTAGGCTTCTTGACTTCGGTTTCAACAACAGGTTCTTCAACCTTCGCGCGAGAAAGCATCTCCTTGATCTTAGTTTCAAGGAAAGTTCCCGCTGTTTCTGGCATCTTAGAACCACGAGTGATCATACGCGCGACCCAACAAGCGGTCGTTGAAACCCAAGTATCAGATACGCGATTAAGCTTCTTCAATTCCTCGGTTCGCGACTTGCTCTTAAGGTAATCTTTAAGATAACCGCGAGCTTCGTCGTTGGTACACATATAATTGTACCAAGTCAAAGCCTGAGAATATTCCGAAATTGACGGAACCTTATCGAAAAGGGGCTCGTCGCCGAGATACTTATAGTTGACGATGTACTGCTCCGAACGAGAAACGCGAGGAGCTTTCTGTTTGCGATTAGCGATAAGTGGTTGACGACGAGCCATTACTGTTCTCCAAGTTATATTGTATTATAGCTTAGATCCTTTTTAAAATCAAGCCGCTTCGGCCATTTCAACAGCAAGTTCAAGAGCCTTAGTCTTGAGGTTCTTATTCTGACCGTACCAAGCCGAAGCCAAACGCGAATCGGGCGAACGACCCGCGAGATGATCGGTCAAATACGTAACAGCGTTAAAAGGCTGCCACCAAGTCCCTTCGGCATATTCAGCGCCAGGTTGAGTATGAAGAATACCGAGAGCAGTCTGCGCATTTTTAGAAACTTCCTTCTTCTTATCACCAGAACCCGAAACAGGGAAAATACGCTTGAAATATTCAACGATATCTTCGTTCTTGGCCTTCTTAGAACCAAGGAAAGAAGCCATATCCTTATACTTTACAAGCTTGTCGGTAGCAATACCGAGCATATCCTTGACGTTCGAAGGATCGAAAACCTTACGGTGAGAAATCTTAACCATTCGCTCAACCTTCGAAGAAAGCGAAAGCGAAAGAGTGTTGTTACAAACAACACGAATAGGGGTGAATCGGACGTCCGTTGAAAATCCGTACTTATGAAAGTTAGAGAAAAGAAGATAAGAATCAATACGATCGCCCTTAAAGAGTTCGAAAGATTCCTTGATCTTAGCAAGACCCCAAACGATCTGACCATCCTTCAGAGAACCAGCGGTATGCATTTCCATATCACCAGCCGCCACGAATTCGTTAAAGAACTCAAAGGCTTCCTCATTCTGAACGGGATTCCAATCGTTCGAAACGACATCGAGAAGCTTACCATCATTGTTACGGATCAAAGCCGCCCGATCAAGAGTATAAAGACGATCGGTCTCGAAATCGTAAGCAGTAGCCTCAACCTTACGCACGGTCCAATTAAGACCAGCCGCATCAAGCATCTGATTGGGAGTGAGATCGGCCGGAACTCGTGTACCAAGACCGTGCCAGGGAACCTGACCAACATAGGCCATCTGAGCTTTACCGTCAACAAATTCAATTTCGTGTGCCATAATATAGATCCTCATTCTTTATTGGCCGAACCGCTCAACCAATTTATAACTTATTATAATACGGATTTGTTTTAAAAGCAAGCGCAATTATGAAATAAAAAAGGGAGCCGAAGCTCCCTCTAATATGTTACTTAGAAGCAACAACCTTCTTCTTATGGCGCTTTGCCTTAAGAGAAGCAACGTCCTGCTTGAGAACATTAACATCGTTCTGAAGGCTATTCTCGAACGGAGCAATAACCGCAGGAGCGCGATTCTGAAGAACATAACCGCCTGCAGCGCCGGCACCAGCACCGACGATAGCAGTGCCAGTAACAAGACCAGCGGTAGTGGTAGCACCAAAACCAGTGGCAAGAGCGGAAGGAACGCCCACAGCAGCGCCAATACCGCCACCAACGAGAGTACCAACACCAGCGCCCTGAAGAACCGTACCAATTACAGGCTGCTGCTCACGAACAACCGTACCAGTACCAAACAAACCTGCAGCCACAAGGGCCACAACAACAAATGGAGCCATTTTAATTTCCTTTCAATATATTGAGTTTAGCGATTTTAACAAAAACAAATACTTCAACACAGATCGCCCTAACTGTAAAGAAGAATACTTTTTATTTAGTTGTTAGTTTTATTGAGTATGGCGCCAGCTAGATCATTATAGCTAGAAGGCGTTATACCATCAATACCTGGAGTAAAAGATACTGTGTAATCAGAATGTTTTACGGCCACAGAACTAACAACTTTAGAAGCTGTTGAATTAACAGGTAAAATCCAAACGTAAAACTTACAATTTGATTCGTTTCTAATACTCATCAAATTTGTCGATAGCTTACTACTGTTTGGATCAAAAGTTCCCGCAGACAAAACACAATAGGCGTGATACGTACCGTTTGCATATTGAATAATACGCGAACTAGTCAAGTTTGTTGCTGCTCTAACTTCACAAGTAAGAGGAGCAGCAACTCCTATCGCTATATCGTCACCTATTGCTACACAGTCCATTTTAACTCCTGTTTTGATAATATTTATATATCACCAAAAGGAATCGTAAGCGTCTACAATTTTTTGAATTTCAGGGTCCGCAGAATCGTAATATTCATCATCCATAATACAAAGCAGAACTTCTTCATAATCCTCTGTCGTCAAAAACTTCTTCAAGAGATTTTGATAATCTTGAGGCGTCTTGGGCTTCTTAACCTTTTCGCCTTTGACAAACCCAAAATCAACCGGAACGTTCTTAGAAACAAAATCAATAATTTCTGCGCTCATATTATTCTCCTTTGAATTTTTCCATGTTAAGATAACCCGTATCCCTCAATGCTCTGATCACAGCTAGAGAGATACCGTATTCGTTACGACCAGATTTCTTACCCCATTTAACAGCCTCTATACATTTATAAATCGCCTCCTCGTCCATCGACATTGACCGCTCTTCGACGTTTGAAAAATCTCCGACGCGTCTTAGATAGTCTGTTCCTCCATCGACAGCGATAGAACCACACTTACAACTCTTGTAGTCGTGACGATGTGCTGACCAAATAATCTCTTCGCACTTAAGACATTTGACTTCGTTTTGAATGATTCTATGCATCAGAAATCAACTCCAAACCGTTTGCTAATTTTATTTCTAGCTTCCCAAATTGCAGAACTTTTGCCTGGATTAGACAAAAGCATAGAAGTATTCTTCAATTCCGTCAACATAATATCGACACACTCTTTGATGATCATCTCAGAGTATTTTTCGAGTTCCTCCGGAGTGAACGAATAACTAATATTAGTGGGACCGACCCTTTTCGCTTTGGCCTCCCATCTAAAGTTTTCAATCAGATTTTTACCTTGCTCATTCATAAGTGTCGGTCCTAAAAACTCGTTGATCTCGGTATTCAACCTTAAAATGCGGGTACTGAGCTTCTAAAGCTAGAATGCCATGCATCGCTTTACCGTAAGTAGGATATTCCTTACGCTCAATCAATCTTGATTTATCGTAAACGGAAACGACGTGACCATTAGGGTTATAATCTTCCAACTTACGATGCTTCATTTCGCTCCCTCAGGATAAATGTCCACTACTTGGATAGGCATCCAATCAGACAACGTTGGCAACCCTTGATCCGAGACGACAACCTTACGAATTTGCAACTCGTAACTACTAACCACTAGTTCTTTCTTTGGTCTTGGGAGCGTAACCCCGTCCCAAATCGGTTCATACCAATCCCAATAATTTACCGCTCTGATATCACCAACAAGACTGCTCATCTAACTCTCCATCTTATAACCAATCATAAACCCAAAACGTTTAAAAGTCAACTCAATAAATGATGGGCTCTTTTCTAATACCCCAAAATTTCCCCGCCTTCCTATACGCAGCATGATCAATACCAGTTTCAAAATCGATGACAATTAAATTCTTTCTAGAAGTAAATTTATCATCATCGAAACAAATCCAATCACACTCGCCATTAGCCTCTTGCCAATCCTCGATTGCATCCATCCTTCTATGCCAATTGGCATTGAATTTTGCGTTATCAGGAAATCCTGTACGCCAAACAGTATGAAACAAATCCTCTTTCATACCCCATTTGATCAGGTCTTGCCTCAAATCGCGTTTCTCGGGCGTCAAAATATTCTCAACCAAATAAGAATTGTGACTTGAGTTTGTAACAATTTTGGCGTCGACGATTTGAGCAAGACGATTGACGTAACCGATAGCCTGCGTATTCATAACCGAACGGTTCATCGAACACATCGGATCGATATAAAAACAAGGAGTATTGATAATAGGACCATCAATATCAATAAAAATAATACGCTGTAACTTACTGTCGTTCATAATAATCTCCAATGTAGTTCAAAATAACGCTTGACCTTTTATTCAATAGTCGGTATAATCATTAGTGTGAATATGAAATATTAGTTTTAAGCTCGTCAATAATCTGTCTAACCAATCTATCCTTAACGTTGCTAGGCGCCAATAAGGCCATATGCATATAAACAACATAATGATCGCGAATCAATTTCAATAACAAGAGCGTTAGGATATTTGATATCGACTTCTAATGTATCATACATTTTTTAACTCATTTCTTATTTGATCAACAATTTGGTCACGTATATGATCCCCAAATTGATCTTTGGACTGACGCAAAAATTGATAGCTTACATGAAAGTAAACCTGATTTTGTACTTGGTACCAAGCTTGATCGTTTACTTGTTGGAATGTTCGGTCCGCCGGATCATGAACTTCTGTTGTATCATACATGTTTCATACTTTTTCTGACTTCAGCAATAGTTTGATACAAAACCTGAACTTGAAAGTCTGAATTTCTCCAACCAAGTTCATTTGCAGTGTGAACGATTAATTCATTAGATAAATGTTTTAAAACCCGAACATGAGTTTCGTTGGGAATTTTCGTATTCAACTTATATTCAAGGTCTGACATGTTATACATGATTACTCACCAAGAGCTACAATATTCAAAACTCCAATTGTCGGGAAGCTTCAAACAACGATCAATAATATCAATCGTATCAGTGATATCCTGATAATAACCTTCATCGTAATCAGTGCTACTAAAGAAGAAATCATCACGAGTCGGCAAAAGAACAACAGATTTTGAGCGATCTCTCAAAACAGCTTCACAAACCAATTTGAGGGCTTTAAGCTTATCACGAGTTACTTCATGACGATGACATTCGTCCTCACCGCCTTGAACGTCCTCACCGCCTTGAACGTTCTCAACAAACCAATGATGAATGGCATTGGCCTTGCGCCAATAACCAACTTCAATCTTGACGCTATTAACGATAGTATAATTAAATCGGGCCTGAATATCATCAAGCTCCGGAAACAATTTCTGAATGGAGTTACCAAGATTTTTGTCTTCAGCATCGAACCCCCAAATATCGCGTTTGGCAGACAGATACATATCAAGACCCATAACAATTCTCCTATTGCTTCAATGTTTATAACCTAGTATACCTTGAAATTATTTTAAAAACAACTACGTTGTTCCTAAAAGCAACGGTGTTGCTCTAACAGCAAACTGCTATGGACGAACATACCCGACAACGTATGAGCCATACGAAGCAGCGAATCTTTTCTGATCAGGGTTTGCTCTAATGTCTCGCGCAAGCATCAAATACGCCATGGCTCTTTCTTCGGCGTCTCGTATTTGGCTCTCAAGATCAGAGTTAGTCGATCTACGCAATGCGATCCTATGGGATTTCTTGTGTCTACGATAAAGGTCGTCCGACAACTTCTGGCCATCTGCCAATGGCTCGAACTCTTTGGGGTCTACGCGAACTGCATTAAGATCATCGCCGTCATAATGAATGCCCACATAAAGCAGCGTCTGCGGCTTCTTGGACTCATATGCAGAATACACACTATCCACGACAAGCCACTTAGAGCCCGGATACGACACTATCGCATGTTTGCCTTCCGAGCCATAATGGCCAGCATCCCAAACAACAGCATCGAACCATTCAATCGCGATTGTGCCTTGTCTGGATACAAAGAGTATGTTATCGTCGCTCATCCTCGGTCTCCGCTGACGTCGCAGCAGCTTCTTTCGCAGCCTTCTCTTCGAGAATGTGCACAGAGCTCTGCAGGCTGTTATAGATTATATCAGTGGCTCGGTATGCACCAATCCACACCCCAAGCAGGAATGTAGCCGTCAGGATGAACATGATACCAAGGGCAATAAGAATCGTTTCAATCATAATACATCTCCATCAGGGTAAAAGCATCTTACCAATACAAAATCCAAGCAAGAAAATTAAAAAACCGATCATTACCATCATGTCAATACCTCACATAAAGAATATAGCAGCCTCAATGATCAGGGTCGCGGCCACCA